TTATAATATATAATATTTATATTATATATTATAATACGTTTTACGTGCGTTGCAAGTATATATAATATATTTATATATTATATATACTTGCCATTATATACATGTTGCTCGTGACGCTGCTACTGACACTGCTGTTGTTGGCCATTATAAAGGTAGTTGTACGTATGTTTTAAATGGTGCTGAACTTCTTAATTAACATATTGTTAAACAAATTATTTAAACTATGATTGAAATTAAAAGTAAAAAGAAGAGTTATGGAATTAGAATTCCTTCTTCTATTGGAGAGATTACTCCTGAAGTTTTAAATACTCTTGTTAAAGGAGTTAAACTTCCTAAACATTACTGTATTGTAGCTCTTTGTTTTGATACAAAACTTTTTGATTTTATGACTTCTATTAATGCTAAGAAACCTTCTACTGTTGCTGTTTCTCCTTTACTTGCTGCTATTAGCGATGAAGATGCTGAGTTTATAAATGCAAATATTGGCGATAAACTTATTCTGAATAGAACAGCTATTGAACTTGGAACTCAAGTTAATATTAAAACGATGGCTGCATATAATAATATAGCTGAATATATTAATTCTGACCCAGAACTTATTAAAGCTATATACGATAAAGATGAAAACGTTATTAAAGTAGACAATAATTTAAATAAAGGTTTAATGATAGCTAAATCTCCAAGAATTATTGTTCTTGAATTTAAGATAATTGCGGTAAATGATATAAGAGGAGCTGTTGATGTCAATCATATAGTTACAGATCCTTTTATTAATAAAAGTGAACTTAATTAACAAACATATGACAGTCGTTATAGAGAAAAAGCAAGTGATGAGTGAGATAGTGATGAACTTCTCTACGGGGGATTTGCCCGAACGCAGTGAGGGCATTCATGCTTAATCTGTAACGACTGTTATTAACAATAGTAATCAAATGGATAAAAACGTTATAGATAATATATATGATTCTGATTTAAATAATGAGCTTGAAGTTAATACTATGAAAGATATTATTAATAGTATTGGTTTTAAGTCTGAAGAAGATAAATTAATGTGTGAAGTTATTATTACTAATCTTGAGAAATATGCTGCTGAAAATATTAAGCAATCTAAGACTGTTAATATTCCATATATTGGCTGTATTCGTAAAAGTCCTTTAAGAGAAGCTATTGTTAGTCGTAGATTTGATTTTAAGAAAGCTCGTCTAAGTATGAGTAAAGAAGAATACAAAGATTATGTTAGACAATCTATTGATAAACTTAAAAAAGAAGAACGTCGAAAAAATGATTTAAAACGTGAACTTTATAAGATTCAAAAAATTAATCATAAACAGTATAACAAATTGTACGAAAGTGTTGGTAAAGCGTATGCTGATTTTTATATTTTTGCTATATATTGTTTAACTCCTGTTGAACATAATGAAGAGTTTGAAGAATTATATAGAGAACTTAGTAATAACGAACAATAAAATAATTTATATATGATAAATGGTTTAGTTATAGATAAATTATTGACTATTGATGATACTGGTATGCCAAAAGCTCCTACTCTTCGTCAATTACAAGATAAAGATGTTTTATTACTATGGCAAAGAGATACTTCAAAGGATAAACATAAATATATAGCAGAAGTAGGTGTTATATATTATCTTGGGGATCCTAAATCTCCTGCTAAACAACAAGGACTTAGTTATGAAGAAAGTCTTAAAATGGCAATAGAAAATTATGATTTACCTAAAGATTATAAACCCGATTCTCTTGTTAAGAAACTTATTGATAAATATTATGTTCGTAATATTACAGAAGCTGGAGTTGCTTTAGAAGCATTACAAAAATCTGTTCATTTAGTTTCTATAGCTGCTGTTAAAATAAACGAACAATTAAATAAAAAACTTAGTGGAGTTATAACAGACGAAGATATTACTCCTATTCTAACTTTAATGGATTCTGTTAGTAAACGTATCGCAGAAATTCCATCTTTGACTAAAGCTCTTGGTACAGCTTATGATAATCTTCGTAACGAAGAAGAAGAACAATTTGCTCGTGGAGGACGACAAATTCTTAGTAGTATGGACGCAGATGAAAATAATTTTTAATATAATATGAAAATACCTGATAATATAACTATTGGCGGTCAAGTTATTGAAGTTAAACTTATTGATCATTTAGATAATGGTTATCTTGGACAAATATCATTAGGAGAAAGCGAAATCGTTATTGCTCAAAATTTTAATGGTCGTAAACAACATCAAGAAAGTATTAATTCTACTTTTATACATGAAGTTATACATGGAATTTTAGATACTATGGGAGAAACTGAGCTTAGCAGTAATGAAAAATTTGTTAATACTTTTGCTGGATATTTGTATCAAGTTATTAAACAAATAAAAGATTAATAACCTAATTTAAATTATTTTATTATGTATAAAGTTAGACCTATTTATGACGATATTAGATTATTTTTTGATGAGCCTTCTCATAAATATACTGATAATCTTGGTAATGAGTATGTTTCAACTACTACTCTACTTCATAATTATAAGCCAAAATTTGATAAAGAATATTGGCTTAATAAAAAAGCTAAAGAACTTCATATTAGCAAAGAAAGACTCGCTAAACAATGGCAAGAAATAACCGATGAGGCTTGTAAACGTGGTACTAAAACTCATAATGGTCTGGAAGATAGCATTAAAGATACGTCTATGTTTTATAAAGCTGTACAACATATTAAACGTAACGATAATAGTATGACTACTGTTGCAGATATTGAAACTATAGACCAATATGTCAAACCTATTATTCTTGATGACTTTATACAAAAGACTGAAAATAAATATCCTAAAATTTATGAAATATTTGATTATTATATAACTAATGGATATAAAATATATTCTGAAATTGGTAGTTTTATACCAGATTTATTAATTAGTGGAACTATTGATATTCTTATTCTTCGTGAAGATAAATTTATTATAGGAGATTGGAAAACTAATCGTGGGGGTCTTAAATTTGAAAGTGGTTATTATAAAAAAGATAAAAGACAAAATCCTCATCAAACAACTGATGTTTGGGTTTCTACTAATAATAAACTTTTGCCTCCAGTTGCTCATTTAGCTGATTGTAACGGAGCTATATATAATTTACAACTTTCTATGTACGCTTTTATGGTAGAATATGTTTTAGGACTTCCTTGTGCTGGTTTATGGCTTTGTCATATTGATTCAGACTTTGTTCTTAATGAATATGGAATGCCTAAACGTTTTCCAGATGGTCTTTATCATCTTAAAAAGAATCCTAAAGAAATTGTTACTGTACATAAAATGAAATATCTTAGAACTGAAATAATTAATATTCTTGAAGATAGACGTAAGAATATTGCTGCTTCAAGAATAGCTTCTAAAACTTTATTTTGATAACATTATGAGAAATATAATATTTGCCGTTCTTGCTGTTCTTGCAGTTTCTGCTTGTGTTCAATCCCCCGTAGAGAGAGAAATAATATATGTACCTGTTAAAGATACTATATCTGATAATTCTAATGTTATTAGAATTGTTAATCTTGAACGAGAACTTCAATTAACAAGAGATAGTCTTAATAGTGTTAGAGATTCTATTGGAGAAGATTTATTTGTTGCAAGATATAAACTTAGTCGTATTAAATATTATACAAATCTTGTTGATAAAAAACCTTCTCAAATGAAATTTTACAAAGGTTGGATTAATCGTGTTTTGAAAGGAGAATAATTATGGCTAATTTTGATGAAGAATTTAAAAAAGTAATAGTAGTTGAAGGAGGATATGTTGATGATCCTGATGATATTGGTGGAGAAACTTATCTTGGTATAAGTAGACGATATAATCCAGATTCTAAAATGTGGAATATTATTGATGATATTAAAAAAAGATTTGGTACTAAAGGTATTAATAATAAATTAAAAAATAATCAAGAAATTACTAATGAAGTTAAACGAATTTATAAAATTAATTATTGGGATAGACTTGAACTCGATGACATTCCAAGTCAAAAAATAGCCCATGAATTATTTGATACCGCTGTTAATTGTGGAGTAACTACTTCTATTAGACTCGCTCAACAAGTTTGCAATATGACTATTACAGGTAAATTTACTCCAGAACTTAAACATAATTTAGTGCAATATGGAAAAGTTTAATAAGATATTGTTATTATTAATTATTATTTTAATAGTTTTTTCTGTTGGCTATACTATTGGTTATAGAAAAGCTAAAAGTAATATTAACGATAACATTGTTATACAAGATACTACATACAATCATATAATTTTAGATAGTATAAAATATCGTTTGATTGAAAAAGATAGTATTATATACAATATAAAAGAAGATTTAAAAGATGATATACAAGAAGCTATTAATGCTAACGATAGTAATGTTGTTAAGCAATTTTATGAGCTTGTTAGCGAATGATAAATATGATACTTCTCTACGGGGGATTGAATGGAAGTCAGACACTATTAAAATTGCTATTCCTATTGAATTACTCCGTAAAGCTAATATTAAAATGATTGAAAGAAAATATTTTAAAAAGATTATTATAGAACAAGATTCTATAATTACTCTTAAAGATAAATATATTCTTGAACAAGAAAATATTATTAATGATTTTCAAAAAAGACTTCTTGTAAATGCTAAATTAAATGAAACTATAAGAAAAGATTTAGAAAGAGAAAAAGTTAAATCTAAAATATTTGGTGGAATTGCTGGGGTTGCTATAGTTGTTACTATAGTGACTATTTTAATAAAATAGTTTATTATGGAAAGTTATCCTTTTTTGGACTATATTAATGAAATTGACAAAGAAAAGAAATATAAAAAGGCTTCAGAATGTGGCTTTTACGATCCTTATGATTATTTTCTTGTTGGCGATAGCGGTGGGTTTTTAATGAATATTGATCCTACTGCTAAATTTGTTAATACAGAATTACTTCAAGAAGTAGGAATTTATTTTGATAATAATAGAAAATATACAGCTTATAAAGAAGATTCTATTCCTCATAGACAATTTAGACGTAGAGAACAATATAGACGTAAATATGGTTTTGATGCTCCTTGTCTTAAATTAGCTAATGGAGAAATTAAGAATATTCATATTACTGGCAGTCATTATAATTTTCTTAATTATTGTAGAATTGAACAGCTTGATGAATCTACTGTTGTTAACGGTATGAAATCAACTGCTAAAAAGAAATATGCAAGACCTTTATTTATTGATAGTCAATGGTGGATTTTTAATATACTTGAATTTGCTGAAAAAAATGGTTTTCATTTATTGATTGATAAAACTCGTCGTGGTGGATTTTCTTATATTATGGCCGCAGATAGTGCTAATGCTGTTAATTGCGAATCTCGTAAAGTAGTTATTCATGTTGCTGTTGATAAAAAATATCTTACTCAAACAGGCGGTCTTACAGATTTTGCTGTTAATGATTTAAAGTTTTATGAAGAAAATACTCCTTTTGTTCGTGGAATACTTAGTACTGTTAAGTCTGATTTTCGTTTAGGTTATAAACTTCCAAATGGCGTTGAAGCTGATAAATCTTGGCGTTCTGCGCTTATTAGCGTAAGCGCTGCTAATAATCCAGATTGTGCTATTGGTAAAGATGCTATTAAAGTTAAAGTAGAGGAAGTTTCTACAATGGAAAATTTTGATGATTTTATGAATGTTACTGAACCTGCAATGAGAACGGGTGCTTATACTACAGGTATGTTATGTGCTTGGGGAACTGCTACTTCTGGTAATATGCAAATGTTTGAACAAAATTTTTATAATGTTAAAGGTTTTAATTTTATGCCTTTTGAAAATGTTTGGGATAAAGATTGTCGTAATGAAACTTGTGGTTTCTTTAAAGCATATTGTTGGGGCTTGCAAGGAGAAATAGACGGCGTTAAAGGTATAGATAAAGACGGTAATAGCAATATTCTTGTTGGTCTTGAAATATCTCGTCGAGAAAGAATTGAAAAGAAAAATAGTGTAAAGAAATATTCTGATTATATTAATTATCTTGGCCAATATGCTAATTTTCCTGCTGAATCGTTTAGTAGTGCTTCTGAAAATATATTTAGTTCAGAAGAATTAACTGCTTGGGAAGATAGACTTAGAATAGATACTGATTTACATTTTTATGTAGATGGTAATCTTGAAATTGACGAAAAAGGTAAAGTAATATTTAAAAGTAATGCTAAATTACATTCTGAAAATAAGAAAACTTACGATTATATTGTAGGCGTTCCAAGACGAGGGCATGAAGATCCTCATGGTTGTGTTAGACGTTGGTTTACTCCAGAATATGTTGAAACTAAAAGAGCTGATGGAGCATTAATAAAAGAAATACCTGTTGGTTTATATAGTATTAATTATGACCCTGTAGGCGTTAATAAAAATAAAGATGAGGTTACTATGAAACATTCTCATAATAGTATTATGGTTTGGCAAAATCCTCATTATCTTAACGGTTTTAAACAAAAGCTTGTTTGTACTTATTATGGTCGTCCTGATACTCTTGAAGAAGCCGATAGAATATGTTATCTTTTAGCTAAATATTACAATTGTATTGGAACAACTAATGTCGAAGTAAACCGAGGCGAAACTGTTTCTAATTTTCGTAAATGGAATGCTTTAAAGTATTTATCTTGTGAACCATTAGAAGTTTTTGATCCTACTTTTAAAGGAAAAATTAATACTACTTATGGTTATAACATTTCTGGTGAACAACATAAGTTAGATTGTATTCGTCTTACTAAAGAATTTCTTTATGAAGAAATTGGTAAAGATGAATTTGGAAATACTTTAAGAAATTTTCATAGAATATATGATTATCAAACTATTCTTGAATTAAAGAAATGGAGTGTTAAAGGTAATTATGACCGTGTTTCTTCTATGCTTCTTAGAGGAATTGAATGGAAAGCTATGAATCTTAAAGCGCAAGATGAACTTAGTAATCGAAAGCAACTTAATAGTGAAAATATTGATGATTATGATAGTAATATATTATCAAGACCGTGGTTTTAATTAATAATATAATTATATGAGAAGTAATGTACAAGAATTTGATTTTCCTTTACAACGTATTCCAAGTGATAAAAAAGATGCTGCTTGGGCAGCTAATTGTTGTGATTGGATTATAGCTCAAGGTATTGCTAATAGAGGCGATAATTCAGAAATAGAAATAAAATATGCTATTCTTAATGGTAATATTCCTGATGAATTTTATAAAAAGATATTAAATCCTTATAATGCTACTCAAGAGAAATTTAAACGTTTTCCTGCTACTATGCGTAATTATGATTTAATGAAAGGTATTATAAGAAGATATGTTAGTGAATATATTAAGAACCCTCATGATTTTATTGTAGGAGCTAATAATCCAGAAGTAATGCTTGCTCGTAATCGTAAACTTAGGCAAGAATTATCTTTACTTGTTCAACAACGTATTGCTGCTCGTATTCAGCAAAGTTATCAAGAATGGGTTAATGGAGGTAATGATCCTCAACAATTTAATCCTCAAGATTCTATTGATGTTGAAGCTTTTACAAAAGAATTTAATGAGAATTATGTAGATGATATATCTGCACAAGGTCAAGAGATTCTTAATGTAATTCGGGATATTACTGATGATGAAATATTTTATGCAAGAGCATATTTTGATTTTGTGAGTTTTGGTGAGTGTTATACTTATGCTGATGTTGTTGGTACAAAATTAGTTAAACGAAATATTTCTCCAAGAGATGCTTATCCTATTAACACAGATAGTTCTTTTAGAGAAAATGACGATATGTTTGCTTGTAGACGTAAAATGTCTTATCAACAAATTATTGATGAATTTGATGATTATCTTGATGATAAACAACGAGATTTTCTTAATACTTATTATGCTAAACATTCTCCAGCTAATACTAAAGATTTAGTTTTTTCTACTTATGAAAGTTATTTTCCAGATGTTTGTCAAAAATATAGTATAGCTGATAGAGAATTATTTAGACGTTCTCCTAATATGCAAAGAGACTATAATATGGATTTGTATGATGTTTGGCATGTAGTTTGGAGAGGTGAAGTAAGAAGAGCTATTGTAACGTTTGTTAATGAAGCTGGTTTAATAGATAGTAGAGTTGAGAATGATGATTATGTACTTAATGTCTCTACGGGGGATATTTCATTAGAATATGTGTATGAACCACAAGTTTATGAAAGTGTTCGTATTGGTGGAAGACATGATGCTATTTATCCTTATGGAGCGAGAGCTATAGCTTATAATCGTAATGGAAAATTACCTTATAACGGCATTAATGAAGTTCTTCCGGGTTTTGGAAAGTTTAGTATTGTAGATATAGTTACTCCTTTTCAAGTATTTTATAATATTGTAGCTTATCATAGAGAAATGGTTATTGCTAAAAACAAACTTAATATTCTTATGATAGCTAAATCTTTATTAGGTAAATATCCTGAAGAAACTATTTATAGAATGCTTGCTGATGGTATTTTGTATATTGATGATGAAAATGATCAAGGAATGCTTAGAGCACAGCAAGTTCGTATGCTTACTGCTTCTTTTGGAGATTATATTGCTCAATTAAGTTCTTTACTTAATGAAATTCAACAAACTGCTAATATGCAAGTTGATATGACTCCTCAACGTTATGGTGAAATTGGTAATTATGCTGGAAAAGCGTCTACCGAAGAAGCTATTATTAGAGGTAGTATGGGTAGTGTTATTATAGAATTTATGATGGATAATCTTCGTGGTTATGATTATAATCGAGATATGGATTATTCTAAACTTGCATGGATTGACGGTCTTGATACTGCATATAGAGATTCAGCAGACGGTAAATTAAAGTATATTAGTCTTGATGTAGATAAGCATATATATGCTGATTATGTTATTAAAGCTAAAAATTCTACTAAAGAACAAGAAAAACTTAATCAACTTAAACAATTTGCATTTAATGCTTCTCAAAATGGTGATAGTATGATGGCTATTGCTGCTATTACTGGAGATAATGTTGCTGCTATTAGTAAACTTATTAAAAAGTTTCAAGAAGAAAAAGATGCTCATGAACAACAACTTAAACAAATGGAACAACAAACTGAACAAATGCGTCAAGAATTTGAACTTAAAAAGATTGCAGCTAAAGGAGAAGAAGATAGAAAAACTAAAGAACTTGAAGGTTATATTGATCAACAAATTGAACTAATTCGTGCTGATGCTAATATGATAAGCTATAATGCTGAAGTAAGTGATGCTAACAAAGAAGCTGGTATTGATAGACTTAATGAAGCTCGTTCAAGAGTTGAACAAGATAAAGTAGCTTTAGATAGACAAAAGACTTTATTAGATATGGTTAATAAAGAACGAGATAGACAAGTTAAAATGCACGATATTGATACTAAATATAAGATTGCTAAAGAGAATAAAAACAGATATGATTTTAAAGGTAAATCTAAGAGTAAAAAGTAAGTTATTGATATAGTTAGTTATATTGTTGCCCTATTTTGATGTATCAAAAGCGATATGTTGGAATAGGGCAAATTATATTCATAAATAGCTATTTTTAGCTGTAATTTAGACTTTCTTTTTCAACGTTATCAAATGTTCAACGTAAATAAAAATCAAGCTAAAAATAGCTTCAAAAACAGCTTATATAACATAAACAGTATAGATAATATTATAGTTGTTGACGATTATACTGTTTATGTTTTTGAAATAAATATTGTTTGTGATATAGTTTGTGCTTATATTCGTGATAGTAAACTATAACAAAATAATAACGATTATGGATTTTAGTTTTGGTAATGGCCAAATGCAAACCGATAATAATAACGGTGCTGGCGATGTGAATAACACAAAGAATAATGTTACTAATATTACTAATCAAACTGTAGCTCCTGATGATGATACTACTAATCTTGATGATATTAATGATGGAAATAATAGTAACAATAATGATGACAAAGGAAACAATAACAATGATGACAAAGGTAATGACAAAGGAAATAATGATGGTAATGATAAAAGTACCGACAATGATGATTCCGAATTATCGCAAGGAGATGTTGTAGAAATTGGAAATAATTCTTATACTGTAGATGATAAAGGTAATCTTGTAGATGCTTCTGGAAATATATTTAAAGAAGCTAAAGATGTTAAGTCTTTTCTTGAAGGACTTGATAAAGTTGACAACAATACTGAAGAATTAAATATTCAAAGTATTCAAAATGCTATAGGAATTACTGTTACAGATGAAAACGATAAACCTGTTGAATTTGAAAATACAGTAGAGGGAATTAAATCTTATATGAATGCAGTTATAGAAGCTGCTAAAGAAGAGCATTATGAAACTGCTATCAACACATTATATCAACGTTATCCTATTTTAAATGATGTACTAAATTATTATATTGCTAATGGTAATTCTCTTGAAGGATTTGGAGAAGTTCCTGATAGAAGTGGAATTACAATTGATGATGCTAATGAAGCGCAACAAGAATATATTATTAGAACTGCTTGGAGTGAACAAGGAAGAAAAGGTAATGTAGATAACTATATTGCTTATCTTAAATCTAATGGTACTTTAGCTGCTATTGCAAAAGAAGAACTTGAAGGTTTGCAAGAATCTGATAGAGCTTATAAAAAAGAAATGGAAAAGCAAGCTAAAGAAATTGAAGATAAACGGATTGCTGATACTGAAAAATATTGGAACGGTGTACATGATGTAATTAAGAATCGTAATATTGCTGGTTATCAAATTCCAGAAAATATTATTATTAGTCGTAATGGTGAGAAAATATCTGCTTCTCCAGAAGACTTTTTTAATTATATTTATAGAGTTGACGAAAATGGACAATCTGCTTATGTAAAAGATTTGTTACAAGAAACTCCTGAAAGTCGTAGAGATGATGAAATTCTTCGTGCTTATCTTAAATTTGTTGGTGGAAATTATTCTAATCTTGTAGATATGGCTATTAATAAAGCTACTGTAAATAAACTTCGTTTTAAAGCTAAAGAAAAGTCTACTTCTTATAGAGTAACTAAACCTACTAATAATAATCAAAAGAAAGATATTAATTTTAGTTATTAATAGTATTTTAAAAAGAATTTAGTTATGTTTTACAAAATGCGTGTACTTTCGCAGGGAAAGTATGATGATAGAGGATATTCTAATGAAGATAGTATCTCTTATCTTCAGCTACAAAAACCTGCTGAAATAAATGGATTTATTACTTATAACTATGGTATGGACGATGACCGTTTTCCTTTGACATTTATGACAGAAGGTCAAGGGCAAGCAGGTACTGTTGATGTTCATACTGTTCAATGGGTTTGGAATACTATGGGTCGTATGAAGTTTACTGATTTCATTACTCATTGCGATATTCCTGCTGGTGGAAAAGCTGGTCTTGGTGGTGCTGAAATTGAAATTCACACCAGTACTCATTGGTTTATTGAACAATATGGTTTGATTGGACCTGATGGTCGTACTCAAGTTCGTATTCAGAAAGATCTTGGCGAGTCTCCTTATGGATATGCTTATCTTATTAAATTGACTAATCCTGATCCCAATGCTTATATTTCTGATGAATTGCTTGCTGTAGGTAAATATTGGAGTTTGGCTGCCCCTACTGTTTCTGAATCATATTCTAAAGGTAATAGAAGTAATTCTATGGGACCGGGTAAAATGACTTCTCAACTTGAGTTCCATCGTTATTCTAAAGAAATTGCTGGTAATCTTGCAAATACTGTTACTGAATATGAATTTAAAGACAATAATGGAACAACTAATCGTCTTTGGATTAATGAAGAGATGCGACAATTTCATATTCATATGCGTATTATGAATGAAGAACGTCTTTGGCTTGCCGAATATAACCGTAATATGAATGGAGAGATTACTCTTAAAGATCGTGATAATGGTAAACCTATTCCTCATACTTCTGGTATGCTTGAGATTTGTCGTGAATCTAATTACGATACTTATGGAGAGTTTTTGACTCTTAATAAGATTAAGCGTATAGTTGGTGATGTACTCGATAGAGATACCGATAGTGGAACAATGGATATTGTTCTTATGGGCGGTAAAGGTTTTATTGAAGATTTTGATGATGCCATGAAAATGGACGCTAAACAGAATGGTTTCTTGACTCCTCTCGGAGATAAAGAAATTGGTACTATGAGTGGTGGTCTTGAATATGGCGCATATTTCCGTAAATATAAAACTGTTGAAGGTCATACTATTACAGTTAAACATTGTTCTTTCTTTGATAAAGGAACTATTGCAGAAGCTGCTAAACAGAATGGTGAAATTCATCCTCGCACAGGTCTTCCTATTACTTCTCACCAAGCATGTTTTATTGATTTCAGTTCTTATGATGGAGAACGTAATGTTCGTATTGTTCGTCGTAAAGGACAAATTTATAAAGCTAAAGTATTGAAAGGTATGAGTGATATTCCTGCTTCTTGGGGAGTTCCTGATAGTAATTATATTTCTACTGAAATAGATATGAGTAGATATGAAATTATGTCTTCTCTTGGTCTTCAAGTTAATAATTCTACCAAGATGTTCCTTATTAAGTGTGAACTGTAATTTTAACTTATAAATTTAATTCATATGCAAAATAGTTCTGACAGTGGTATGACATTTGGATTTAATAAACCAAATACCGAAATAAATAAACAGACAGTTAATGATTCTGTTCAATCCCCTGTAGAGGAAGTTGATACTGTTCAACAACCCACTACTTCTAAGATTGATATAGAAAAAAGTGCTGACAGAGAAGATTTAAGTGAAAATCAACCTTATACTGATGTTCGTTCTATAACGATTATGCTTGTTAAGAATACTTCGTTGTATCGTAAAGCAAACGATAAAGTACTTCCTAAACGTATTGATTATATTGGAAGTTGTTTTAATTCGTCTAAGGTTATTTCAGCTAATCAAGAAGAAGTCAACGCATATTTTCCTAATCTTGTCGGTCTTTCTCCTAATGATCCTTCTTTTATGTTAAGAGTAAAACAATATCTTAATAATATTCGTATTCCTATTGATGAATTAGGAAAAACATTTGATATTAGTTTTTATTATTATCATAAGAAAGATTATTATAAATTTAAAGCTAAAGAAGAGGCTATCGAAGAAACTTATCAAAAAGCTCCACGTAGAGGCGATGTTGAAATTAAAGCAGCTATTAAAGCTAAAGTTAATGCTCTTAATCTTCTTGAATCTCAAAAACATAAAGTTGGTTATCCTATTAATGTAGAAGATTATCTTATGTATAGACACTGCTTGTTGTATCATAGTGTAGCAAAAGATATGTCTATTATTAATTCTGATACTTCTATACGTTTTTATTTTAAAGATGATAAGAAAGAAGCTGATAAACTTCGCAAATATAGACTTGAAGTTAATAAAGCAAAATCTAATTATGTTGCTTGTATAGCTGATAGTGTTTTATTTGAAGCTGTTTATATTCAATATTGCGTTCTTAATTCTTTGCCTGTTCTTACTTATTTGAATAGACCACAACTTGATAAGGAAATTGATTTGGATAAATTTAGTTCTAATGAACCTGTTAAATTCAATAAAATAGTATATAATAAGGATATTAAACTTATGGCTGTTATTGAAAAACTTATTGCTCGTGGAGAGTTAGTTCGTTCTCAATATAGTCAAAATATTACTACTACTGATGGAGAATTAATAGGTGCTAATACTGGAGAAGCTATTGCTTGGTTTAAAGATCCAAAGAATGCTTCTATGGTAGCTGCTTATAATCATAAATTAAATCTTATTTGATATGACTATACAGGAAATGCACAATGAGTTTAGAACGTTTGGGCAAGTAATGGGTTTACAACTTGTTAGAGGTATTCTTCCAGAGTCTATAGACGTATATCTGAATGCAGCAATTAATGAAACTGTTAGAAATATAATTAGTAAAAATGTTGCTAATTCACTTCAAGTTGGAATATTACCGCAAGCTGCTTCTATTACTCCAATTAATGCTTTGAGAACTCTTTATAGAGTTGATCATACTAATATTACAGAAAGTGATTATTTTAATAATAATCCTTTTGAACTTATTGTTGATTTCCATAATGTTTTATTATATACTGATTTTTATATTGATTACAAAGACGGCAAAAAAGATGTACATTGTAGACTAATAGAACCTGATAGACTTTCTGATGCTTTAACTGATTATTGTACTCGACCTACAATTAATGAACCTATTGTAACAATGTTTACAGAAGTAGCTGAAAATTATCTTACTGTAATCAAAGTTATGACAGGTCAGACTGAGAGTGATGACAAAAAGGTTATTGATGGAATAAAGATTTGCTATATTGACAATCCTAAGATTGTTAAATATAATGTTGAAGGTAAAAATGAAGGTGTTGATTGTGATTTACCAGAATATCTTCATGAGGAAATAGTTCAGTTAGCTGTTAAAAAGTATATTGCTTCTATTAGTCCAACGATGTCTCAACAAAAAAATTAAACGATTTTCTTAATTTATTAAAATAGTTATAGAGTTATGCGACAATTTCTTTTAGGTAAAAACGTTGCTTATCCTACTACTGCTTTGAGCAATGATAGTGTAGTTGATGGTGCAATTGGTTTTTATTTTAGAAAATCTGATAAGACTATTTCTCCTACTGCTACTGGTACAGAGATTACTAAAGATTGCATGTTAATTGTTAATCGTTCTGTTGATAAAGGAGGTCATGTTGTAATTCCTATTCATAAAAATAAATTTTCTTATGTAAAAGGAGTTTATCAAGCTGGTAAAGTATTTAAGCAAGTATTTACTATTCCTGCTCCTACTACGATTGGTGAATATTCAATGATTGTTGCTCTAAAGGGTGTCGGATTTAATCAACGTAATAAATGGACTGCTTCTGTTTACGTTAAAGATGTAAATAAGACTGCTAATGAGCTTGCAGAGGCTTTAGCTAAAGCTATTAACAATAATACTGCTGGTTCTAAAGTTACAGCTACTGCTTCTGAAGCAACTTTGACTATTGATGGACAAGTTGTGGGTATGGATTATGAAGTAGTTCCTGCTGATTTACTTACTGGTCTTGCTGCTACTTCTACTCAAAAAGGAGAAGCTGCCTATGGAGATGCTCAGTATATTATTGATTTAGCAAATAAAGCCGCAGCTGACGCTGGATTTGAATATACATATCAAGAAGCTGGAGAATTAATGAGACCTCATTATCCTCTTAATCCTCTTGAAGTTTCAGATGCTGCTGATAAAGGATTTACTATTTTTACATTGTCTTTTGCTGAACCTCGAGATGTTAAGACAAGAGATGAAGTTATTAATCAAATTGTGCAAGTTGCATTTCCAACTGGTGCTGAACAAATTACTACTTTTGAAACTGTTTGTAAAGCACTTGCAGGTTAAATCTTTAAAATAAAAACTATCGTTATTGCTATTAAATAGCTTAACGATAGTTTTCTTATAGAATATGGGAGAATTATTAGAAAGTTTACGTTTAGGAATAACTCCCGGTATTATTGTTCTTATTTATCTTATTATAATTAAGATAATTGATACTAAAAAGGAATCTAATGCCGTTAAGATTAATAAAGAAGTTACTGAATGTTTTCGTAAATTAAACTCGTTTTTAGATTATATTACAAAAGATATTCTTAATGACGCTGAAGAAAAACGAGATTATGCTATTAAAAATTCTTTCAAAGCATTTGCAAATTCTATTATTCGTCATGCTACTTCTGTTATTATAGCTAATAATATAGATAATAATAAAGAAAATATTATTGAAAATATTCATTATATTGTAGATTCTAATTATTATAAGCTATATAATTTAATGTTTCTTTATAAACTATGTGGTTATATAAAACCTGAATGGAAAACAGAAGTTAATGAAGATATTGTCGAAATTATATATAATAATAAATTTTCTAAAGAAGAAAAATTATATAACATAAATAATAAAATTAATATAAAAGTTGACGGGTATATTTCTATTGTTATGAAACAATGTCACACTTATGTCAGATAATTATTTAATCATAAGAGATATTAATAATAGAGTTAATCATATTGCTTTGATGAATATTGGTTTTGTCCAAAATCAATGTTGTGAAACAAAGAATATGATTATTCCTGTTTTAATACATTGTGTAGAAAATAGTCAATTATTTACAGAAGAACAATTATATAATCTTACTAATATTATTAATAGTTTAAATATAAATTGTGTATGAGCGATGTTAATTATGTTTATTTGACTATTCCACAAGATTATATTTGTATATATCATAAACTACTTATTTTAATGTCTAATATAGGCAAAGAAATAATTAATGATTGTTCTGCTACCTGTAAAGGTAATAATAAAATTATAATTGATTGTTGGAATACTTTTCAATCCGCAATAGCTTGTAAAGCATTAAAAAAGGATAAAGAAGCTGGTTTGCTAATAAAATATATTACTTCTCAAATTGATAAACTCTATACTGGAGATGATTATGTTCAACAAGATGTTTTTGTTTATTTAGACAATAATTATCTTAAAGCAAGAGTAAGTTGTGAAAATAATATTCCTAAAGTAGATGTTGATGTTGATAGCGGATATTTACAAGTTATTGAAGATTCTAATACTAAAGAGTTTGTACTAAAAGATGAAGATTTAATTGTTAAAGATAAATGATATGGTTACTAATGAGAGGAATATAGGAAAAGTAAGTATTAGTTGTGATGGTGTATGGGATATTAAAAAGGATTATGATAAACTTTGTTTAGTTACTGATGGTTCTTATAATTATATATCTCGTAAACAAGTTCCAAATGGTACTGATATTACTAATGAAGAATATTGGCAAAAATTATATAGTGTTATTTCTACTAACGGTTTTTATCGTATTCCGGGCAATATTGAAGATATAAATATTAATACTAATCCTGAAGGTCTTGAAATAGTTTTAGGAAATTATTTGGATTTAAAAAGTGCTGTTTTAAGTAATAATATTGTTCTTACAAAAACTTCAATTCTTAATGTTATTATTGCTGGTATTGATGGTTTAAGTGTTGTTATTGAGTATATGTATTTTGGAGAAGATAAAATTTCTAAATATCAATATTTTTTACGAGTTGACGAATATTATAAATGGAAACAAGTTTCTTCCATACAAGAACAAATATTTTTAAAAGTAGATGTTGTTCTTGACGATACTTCTAATAATGCTGTTGCTAATAAAGCAGTTACTTCAATAATTAAAAAGATTATTAATTGGCATTAAATTATTAATCATCATTTAAAATATCAAAGTAATGAAATACAACGATTTGCAAAGTAAAATTCTTACAGAATTTACAGGTATATTGTTTATGGGTCTCAAAGCAAGTTATAAACCTGCTGCTGATCATTTAGATAAACTTTATTTTGCTACTGATACTCATGAGCTTTTAGTTAATGGCACTTCTTATTCTGGTGGTGTAAGTGCTGTTAGTATTGAAGAAACTACTCTTAAAATTACTATGATTGACGGTTCAAGTAAAACTGTCGACTTAGCTGAAATACTTAAATATAAATCCGCTTTATCTGATGATATAGCTACTGTTAATGCTCTTGGTGGTATTCCTGCTGGAACAACTGTAGCTCAACTTAAAAATAAAACTTTTTCTCAGCTTTTTGATGAACTTATATTTCCTACTGTTAATCCTACATTTGAAGCTCCTACTGCTTCTTTAAGTTTGAAGAGTACTTCTACTACTCCTATAATTCAAGAAGTTGGTACTACAGGTGCTTCTGTTCCTGTTGCTGCAAGTTTTAATACAGGATATAACGCTGGAGCTATTAAAATAGCTGGTGTTAAAAAACAAAATAGGGGTGGTGCTTTAGATTCTGCTGGTTCGTTTATTTATATTAATAATACACCTACTAATAAAACATTTCCAACAGAAATTCCTGAAGGAGCTATAACGTATAAATATAGAGCTGCTTATCAGCAAGGTCCTCAACCTTTAGATAGTAAAGGTAATAACTATCAAACTCCTCTTCCTGCAGGAACAGTTGATAGTGCTGCTGTAACTATTAATGGTGTATATCCTTATTTCACTAATAAAGATAATAATGAAGCTTTTGCTAAATTAGCACTTACTACTTCTAATACTCTTAGTGCTGTTAAATTTAAAGCTGAAGGACCTAATAAACATACTTTTAAAATTCCTGCAAAATATACTCTAACTAAAGTTGAACTTCTTAATACTTTGTCTGGTAAATATGAAAATTATGGTATAGATAAATTTACTAAGACAACTGAGAATATTGAAGTTCAAGGTAAACAAGTTAGTTATGCAGTTTATACTCGTAACGATGCTGGATTTAATGGAGAAAGTACATTTAATATTACATTTAGTAAATAATAGAAAGGAGTTAATGATATGGCAAGAGAAAGAGGCACATTTAATTTTAGTGCGAGTCTTGAAGTAAAAAAACAAGCACCACTTGACGCAAGACAAACGTATATTACTTATGAAGAATTAACTCAACAATCTACATGGGTTGATAGTGATGGTAAAGTTTGGCTGTTTAAAGGTCTTGTTGTTCCTGTTAACTATAATGGACAAAATGCTTTGTTCATGCTTATTAATCCCGACGCTTATACTTCTATTTCTTCTTGGGTTCGAGTTGATGGTAATGCTGGAGAATCTCCTATCTATACAATTTCTGATTTAAGTACTTTATCTGAAAGTTCTGTTAAAAGTGAAATTGTAGATATTTTAGGAGAATATAGTGATTTTTTAGATGCTTATAATAACAATAAATTACTATTATGTATTGTTGATAATTATTATACTGTTGGATCTATAAATCATGAAGGATCTGTAGTTGGAGAAGGTAAATTTATTATAACTATTAATAGTAATTCCAGCGGTAATCCTATAATTACAAAATATGTTATTAAACATGATAATAATGATTGGCTTGAATCTTTAGGTGTTGAATCTATTACTCCACAAAAATTAGCTGTTGCTGAAGATTTAGAAAGATTAGATAATATATATTTTCTTGGAGATATTTTAACTCTTACAAACGAATCTCTATCTACTATTGCCACTATTCTCACACCTCATGCTGACTTTAAGGAAGCTGTTAATAATAAAAAAATATTTATTGCTAAAACTCAATATGGGCAATATTATGTAAGAGTATCTGCGATTAATACAACTACTTATTTAATTAACGCTATTGTAAGTGGTGAAGATAATAATACTCATATTTTAAAATTTAGAGCTATTCATTCTGGAAATAATTGGGATAGTATTTCTAATCTTACTAAATACTCTATAGCAACAAGTGATGATTTAACACGTAAAGTTACAAGAGTTGTAGCTGCTGCTAATAAAGGTATTGAAATAGGTGGTTCTGAACAAACACCTACTGTTGGTATTAAACTTGATCCTACTCAAGGAAATGTTACTCTTAGTTTAGGGGCTAATGGTCTTAAAGCTGAAGATACAACTGCTCTAAGAGATGTTACAGGTCAAAACTTTATTAAGAAAAACGGTACTAATGTAGAAGGTCATCTTAATCTTACTTATAATACTGAAACTAAGAAGATTAATCTTGAAGGTTTTGATTCTTCTATTATAGCAAGTATTGACGCTACTGCATTTATTAAAGACGGTATGATTAATACTGTTGAGCTTGTAACAGATCCAGAATCTCATGACCCGGGTACTTATCTTGTTATTACTTTTAATACTGATGCTGGTAAAGATGCTATTTATCTTGATGTAACCGGTCTTATAGATGTTTATCAAGGAACTAATGGTGTTAAAGTAACAGGAAAAGATATTCATTTAATTATAGATCCAACATCTGAACCTTATCTTTCTTTAAGTGATAACGGTATAAAACTTAAAGGTATAAATTCAAAAATTACAGAAGTTGTTGAACAAGCTATAATTGAAGCATTTGCTTGGCATGAAGTATAAAGTATAATATACCTACAAATCATAAAAAGTATTATAATACAAATCATAAAAAGTATTATAATACTTTTTCTAATTAATATAATAGTATGGCTAAAAGATTTAATGTTTATAGAACTTTTTCTAATTTTTTAAGCGAGAGAAATCTTGTGGCTGATGAATTAGCTGTAGTTAATACTGCAGCTAATGATTTCCCTAAAGGAGCATTATTTTGTAAAGGACGTCTTATAAGTAAGCCTCAAATACCATTTGCTGGGGTTATAGAAAATATTCTTCAAGAAGTAGCTGTACAAAATACTACTATAACTAATACTAATTTATATTTTTTACAAGATAAAAATTGTTTTGGTATTGGAGATGGTACTTATGCTACAAATAATACTGATAAATTAAGTTTTAAATTTCATGGTCAATATTTATTTAATAGAAATCAAGTTACTAATGCTACAGCTTATGGTTTAAAATATGTTCAAGATACTGGAAGTAATCAATATAAACTAATTCCTAATGAAGATTTTGAATATTATATTTATAATAGACCGGGATTAACTTATAGAATTGTTGGTAATCCAGATAATCATTTTTGTAAATTACATACTGATTATAATCTTAAAACTGGAGATTATTTACTAAAAGATGGTACAATTCTTCCTTTAGAATATTACAATAATAATTTTAATTCTATGATATTAGGTATAGTTGTTAATACTGAATATAGAAGTTTTTTACCTTTTCCTATTATTGGTTATAATGGAATATATATACAATTTGAAAGTTTTGACCAAACTATTATTAATGATTTAGCAAGAAGTTCTATAAATGAACATAACGGTAGTAATATATTTATGTCAATTTCAAGATATATGAATATTGATAGAATTATGCCCGTTTCACGTTTTAGATCAACATTTCCTTCAATATATAATGGATATAACCAATCATTATGTAAAATGTATATTCCTACTGTTTTTGAATATATAAAAATGGTTATTAATTTAAAATTTGTTGAATCTATTAATAATCTTGATTCTTCTGCTATAGACGTTATATCGTCTGGACAATCTTTTTCTACATTTGCTAATCTTGAAATCGCAAATGATAATAAAGATTATATTAATATAATCAAAAATGGAAGTACTTTTAGTACAAGTTTAATTAATGCTATGTCGGATTTTTTCTTTTTAGGAAACTATTAAAATAAACAATTATAATTTTGTTATTTAATATAAAGATATTATATTTAAAATTATATTGATATAAATATTGTTGATAGCAATAATAAACAATATATTAATTAAAATAATATTATGGATATTACAAATATAGTTTTTAGCGATATACTTAATCATTTTAATTTCTCTTATATTTTTTCTATTGTTATACTAACTTATATTATAATTAAATTTATTGATTATATTAATAAAGATAAAAAAGTTTCTACTTGGAGTAAACGCATTGTTCTTATAGTATCTATTATATTTATTACTGTTGCTTATATATTTTCTGGTTATAAAGATTATATAACTTTGCTTAATTCTGCTATTTTTTCTCCTGTTTTTTATAGTTGGTTACTTAAACCTATACTTGATAAACTTGGAGTCGGTTATAAACATATTGATAAACTTTAAATTAAATATATAATTATGAATACAAAAGAAATTGCTGCAAAACTTAATTGGGCTATGCAAGCTGTTCCTCTTGCAAAAGAACAAAAAGATGTAATAATTAATATTATTCTTCAATTAGCTGAACAATCTTCTCAAGAAATTCCCACTTATGAAGCTGCTACAGAAGAAAAACTTGGTCTTGTTAAACAAGCAGCCACTGTTGCTGAAATTTCAGGAGATACAGTTGAAGATGTTAAAACCGCAGTTAATACTTTACTTGCTAATCTTAAAACTGCTGGTATTTTAGCTTAATCTAATATTATTATGGGTAGACCTAATAGAGGTACAGGTAGTGCTGGACCTAAGAAACCAAATCCTCCTATTAATAGACCTCAATATGGTAATGGAGGTAAAAAGAAATAATTGTTGATGAAAAGACTATTTATAGTTCTGATAAAGTACATACCTATCATACAAATGGTAGGTATGTTGTTTAATAATATATTATATTGTTTTAGCGATATTTATATTATTAGTTATATATTAGATTTTATAATAGGTAATTCTATAACTACTACTTTTCTTTTATATGTTTGTAGTTATGTTTTTGGTTTTTGTAAATGGCATCGTTTTATAATTACTGCTAATATTATTAATCTTTTAATAGCTAATTTAGATGCTTATTATCGAATACCTATTTCTGATATTCAATTACTTATTGTTTATCATTTTATTGCTGCGATATTTATTTGTATATCTACATATATTCATATTAAAAATAATCGCAATGAACGTAAAATTAAAGATATTAAGAAAAGTACTTGAAGAAGCAATAAATAATATCGACGCTGGTAATAGTAATCATAGCGATGATGAATTAGACGATATTATATCAAGTCTAACAAAGTTAAACAGAGGTATTAAACGTATAAGTAAACGTGAAGCATGTGAACGTATTTTACATTGTAGTCCAAGTACTTTTGATAATTATATTAAATTAGGATTAATTCCTCGTGGTCATAAAGAATACGGTTTTAAAGAACTTAATTGTAGTGAGAAAGATTTTGATAAAGCTACTTTAGCTCGTATTAAAAAGTATAAAGATAAACAAGGCTTATAATATATTACGAATATAGTTATACCTTAATTAATTGAAAAACGCATAGTTACAAATAGCATTGTAATTATGCGTTTTTTGTAAATGAATTTTGTTATTTGTAAACGTAATCGATTACAAACTTATTTATTAACTAATTTAATTATTAATCTTATGGTTCTTGTAGATAAAGAAAATGTAAAAGGTTATGTTCAAATGGACGAAAAAGAACATACAAAGAAGGAATATGCTTCTAAAGGATTGGCTGGAACTGCTCTCGGACTTGGTATTGGTGGTCTTGCTGTTTCCTTGCTTAACAACGGTTGTAATCCTCTTGGAATATTTGGCAGAAATTGTGGTACTAATGCTGGAGAAGTTGCTATAGCTGCTAATGAGCAATATCTTGAACGTAAACAATGTGCTGATTTTGTAGAACTTGTTAATGGTATGTGGCAGAAAGCATATGATGCCCAAAAAGCTCGTCAAGACGATAGAAATGTTCTTAATGCTGAATTATTTAGTATTTATTCTGCTATGCGTAATGGTTTTGACGCTATTAATGCTAAACATAATGAAGACGCATTTAATTTGTATAAGTATTCTCGTGATAGCAAAGATGAATTGTCTTCTGAAATTGGAGAACTTCGTACAGAACTTGCTGTTTTAAAAGCTACTCGTCCTTATCAAGACGCTTTGATTCAGTGCGATATTCGTCGTGTTGCTGAACATGCCGATTTTAATTTGTGGCGTAGAACTTGTCGTATGATAAGTGGTGAAGTAGTTCTTCCTAATACTCCTGTTGTTGAAGGTTATGCAAGTTATAATCCTTGTCATATACAGTCTACAACTCCTGCTCCAGCAGCATAATTTAATACTCTAATTGAAGTAGGAGACTATTCTCCTACTTCTTATTTTATATAACAAAATAAACAACAAATTAATATGACACCTCAATATCAATTTAATCTTGGTCAAACAGATCCTTTATTAAGTATAGCTCAAAATAATCCTGAAGGATATATTTCTGTTATTGAACAGGAGCTTCAAAAACTTAATAATATAAAACAACAACTTATACAAGATAAACAGCCTGCTCAACAAAATATTAATAATGCGGTAAATATTTGGGATTCTATTAATAATGAAATTGCTTCTATGACAAATGATCAAAAAGAACTTTTAGCTAAAGATGAAACTTATATTTCTATTGAAAGAGAACTTCAACTTATGATTCAAGAAGAATTAATTAATTCTGTTAAAGATAAAGTTGCTGCTTCTCCACAAGGAAAAGAATTATTAGAAAAACAATTAAATAATATAAAAGTAAAGAAAGAAGAAATTATTAAAGAAGCTAATAAAAATATTGAAATTTTTAAAAGATTTCAAGAAGCTGCTCGATTAAATCCTAACCTTACTTAT